GGCGCGGGGAAGAGTGGTTCGTTTTTGGGCGTCACTACCTGCCGGAAGACCGAATCGAAGACGTTGAGAACCGGCACTATCAGAAGTGGCTCACAGATGGACACCTCCAGGGCACGGAGGGAGACATTATCGACCACGACGCGATCGAGGCTGACATTGCCGCAGACGCCGAGCGCCACAAGCTCCTGACGGTCGGATATGATCCGTACAACGCCACGCAGCTCGCTGTGAACCTTACGCGCCGGCGGATCGAAACGCTCGAAATACGCCAGACGGCAAAGTTTTTGAGCGATCCGATGAAGTGGATTGAGGCGCTCGTGTTGGCGGGTAACCTGTGGCATGACGGCAACGCGGCCATGACGTGGATGATGTCGAACGTTGTGGCGCGCGTGGATGCCAACGACAACGTATTCCCGCGCAAGGAGCGCGCTGAGAACAAAATTGACGGCCCGGTGGCTCTTATCATCGCCATGAATGTTGCCATGCGCCAGGAGGGTGCCGGCCCGTCTGTCTACCAGTCACGAGGCATCCGCACGCTATGAAAATCCTCGGCTTTGAAATCAAGCGGGCACCACGTGTGACGCCTGCCGATCTTGTGATCCAGTCGCACACGCGGCGGGCTATGTCGCCGGCGCCGGGTGCGTTCGACGGTATGGCGCACCGGGCCTTTCTGTCGCATCATACACTGAGCGGGGTCACGGTCTCAGAGGAGGGCGCGATGGCGCTGTCGTCTGTCTACTCGTGCGTGCGCCTCCTGGCGGAGTCGGTCGCGAGCCTACCGCTCAAGCTCTACCGCCAGAGCGGAGATAAGCGCGCGCTCGCACGGGACCACGCTCTCTACACCGTCCTGCACGACCAGGGAAATGACATCATGACCGCGATGCAGCTACGCGAGGTCATGATGGTGTACCTCTGTCTGTGGGGCAACGCCTACTGCGAGATCGAGCGTGACCGTGGGGGCAGGATTGTCGCCCTATGGCCAATACATCCGTCGCGCGTGACGGTGCGCGTGGTTGAGCGATCGGGGCGGATCGGCGTTGACTATGAAGTCAGCAAGACCGGCGCACCAGTTCAGACACTGACGGAGCGCGATATACTCCATGTGGCCGGCCTGGGCTTTGACGGGCTTGTGGGTAAGAGCCCGATCCGCCTGCACCGTGAGGGGATTGGGATCGCCCAGTCGGCCGAGCGATATGGTGCTAAGTTCTTCTCGAACGACGCGACGCCGGGTCTCGTGATCAAGCATCCGGGCCTCCTGGGTGACGAGGGATACGCGAACCTCAAGCGGAGCTGGAGCGAGGCGCATCAGGGCGCCGGCAACGCTCACAAGCTAGCGATCCTTGAGGAAGGCATGGAGGTGGACACTGTTGGTCTCCCTCCAGGCGATGCGCAGTTTATCGAGACACGGAAGTTCGAGCGTGCCGAGATCGCGTCGATATTCCGTGTGCCTCCGCACATGATTGGCGACACGGACCGCTCCACGAGCTGGGGCACCGGTATTGAGCAAATGGGCATCGGTTTCGTGGTGCACACGCTCCGGCCGTGGCTTGTTAGAATCGAGCAGGCGATCCGTATGCGGCTGCTGTCTGAGCGCGAGCGCGGCGATATGTACGCACTGCACATCGTGGACGGCTTGCTGCGCGGTGACAACAAGAGCCGAGCGGATTACTACCGCTCGATGCACCAGATCGGAGTATACTCGATCAACGATATTCGTGAGCTCGAGGATATGGACGCGGTGGAGGGCGGAGACCAGCGCTTCGTACCACTCAACATGATGCCGCTCGACGGTGACCGTGCGGATTATGTGCGGCCACGCGCGCCCGAGGATAGGGCGCTTCCACCGCCGGAGGCGGGCCGCCGGAGCGCTGCCCTACGGCACCGGACGGCCATGGCGATGGAGCACGTGTACCGCGATCTGTTTGGACGCGGTATGCGCCGTGAGATTGACGCCATTCGCGCGGCGGTGGAAGAGTATTTGTCCGGTGAAGTGGTGGACCGACACGGGTTTGAGGATTGGGCCGTGCGCTTCGCAGACGAACACGCCGTGTGGCTTAATTCGGCCGCTCGGCCGGTTTTTATGGCTATGGCAGAGGCGATGGCGGATCTGGCGCAGGATGAGGTGGGCGCGGAGATTGATATGGCCGAGATTGAGCGCTTTGTTGGCGAGTACAGTGAGGCGTACGCAGCCCGGCACGCGGGTGCAACCAGGGGGCAGGTACTGGACCGTGCCCGCGAGGATGACCCGGCCGCGGCAGTATCGCAGCGGCTCAGTGAGTGGGAAGGTGCGGATGGACACCCGCCTCGGGCAGAGAAGGAAGCCCGCCGGGAGCGCGCGCGGTCATCGAACGCGTTCGCGCGGGCGGCTTGGACGGTGGCCGGCGTCACGGCGTTGACGTGGGTGGCCAATCAGAGTGCGTGCCCGTACTGCGCGGAGATAGACGGCCGCACGGTCGGCATTGCTGGAGCGTTCGTTCCAGCCGGCGGGTCGGTCGGCGACCTGCAGGTGCCGAGGCGCACATCGCATCCGCCGCTGCATGACGGATGTGAATGCAGCATTGTGCCAGGATCGCCGCGCTCTACTGTGACGACGGCGGAGATCAGGTCGGCACTTGCGGTCATGCTCGATGAGGGAGCGGCTACTGAGGCGCCGGCCTCGGAAAAGGAGCGGCGCGACGCGGAGATCAGGTCGGCGTATCCTCGCTTAAAGGAAGAGCTTGGCGCGTATGCGGCGAGGCTCGAACTCGCCGATCGTCACGCGGTCAGTGAGCGCACAGTACGGCGCGTGCTGTTTGAGGAGGAAGCTACAGGTGAACGGTGAAGTGAGCAAAACCGCGAACCGCACATACCGCTTCCGGCTGTACCCCAACAGGGAGCAGCGCCAGGTGCTCGCCCGGACGTTCGGGTGCAGCAGGTTCGTGTACAATTGGGCCTTGCGACGCCGCTCCGACGAGTACCACACGGCGGGAAAGAGCCTGTCGTTCGCCCAACTCAGCCGCGACCTCACCGCCTTGAAGAAGGACGAGGAGACGGAGTGGCTTGGGGAGGTGAGCGCCGTCACGTTGCAGCAGTCCCTTCGGAACCTCGACACCTCGTTCACCAACTTCTTCGAGGGCCGGGCGCAGTACCCGCGCTTCAAGTCGAAGAAGCGGAGCAAGCAAGCGGCACGGTACGTCGGGACGGCCTTCGCCGTGAAGGAGGGCAAGTTGCAGTTGGCGAAGGTGCCGGGGCGCGTCAGGGTGCGGTGGAGCCGGGAACTCCCCTCGGAGCCGACCTCCTGCACCGTCACGCTCGACCCCTCCGGCCGGTACCACGTCTCGTTCGCGTGCGCGGAACGGATCGAACCCCTGCCGACGACAACCAAGTCGGTAGGGCTCGACCTCGGCCTCACGCATTTCGTCACGACGAGCGACGGCGAGAAGGTGGACAACCCGCGCCACTTCGAGCAGACGTACCGCAAACTCCGCCGTGCCCAGAAGAAGCTCGCCCGCAAGGTGAAGGGCTCCAACGGCCGCGAGAAGCAACGCCGCAAGGTGGCTCGGCTGCACGCCAAGATCAGCGACCAGCGGCAGGACTTCCTCCACAAACTCTCGACGCGCCTGATCCACGAGAACGGGATGGTGGCGTGCGAGTCGCTCGCCGTCGTGAACATGGTCAAGAACCGCTCTCTCAGCCGCGCCATCGGGCAGGCCGGGTGGGGCGAGTTCGTGAGGCAGTTGGAGTACAAGGCCGAGTGGTACGGCCGCACCGTAGCGAGGGCCGAGCGGTTCTTCCCCTCATCCAAGCGGTGCTCGAACTGCGGCCACATAGTCGAATCGCTGCCGCTCTCGGTCAGGGAGTGGACGTGCCCGGAATGCGAGGTAAAGCATGACCGGGACGTTAATGCAGCCGAGAACTTGCGTAGCGCGGGACACGCGCGAACGTCGCTCGCTAAGAGCGGAAACGCTCCCGGAGACTTGGGTAAATCCAGCGAGGGCTTCGCTCTCATTGGTTCCAGTCGGTGAACGGAGAATCCCCCTGCGCGGGGGGGGTGTCAAATGGTCGAACTGCCGCGTAACGGCATCGATGAGAGAATCCCCCTGCGCGGAGGGAGTGTCAATCCCACCTGATGGGAATACGAATGGGAGTGCGAATGGGAATAACCCGTCGTGGCTTTTCCCTGATCTTCTGCTTGGACCAGATCGGCATTTCATGCAGAAGCGGCACACATCATTGCCTGCGGGCGTCGAGCGGCGCGCGTTCCCGATAGAGCTTCGCGCTGAGGACGCCGACGCGCCGGGCCTCATTGGCTACGCGGCGCGCTACAACGTCCTTTCCGGCAATCTCGGCGGTTTCCGGGAGCGGATTCTGCCGGGTGCGTTCGCTGATGCTGTCCTCACGAGCGACATACGGGCGCTCTGGAACCACGAGGACTCGCTCGTGCTCGGGCGTACGAAGTCCGGCACCCTGCGCGTAGCCGACACCGAGCTCGGCCTCCACGTCGAGATCGACCTGCCGGACACCACAGCCGGCCGCGACGCGCTGACTTCCATCCGACGGGGCGATGTCGACCAGATGTCATTTGCCTTCACAGTCGGGCCGGACGGCGACCGGTGGTTCGAGGATGAGGACGGACGCGTGATCCGCGAAATCCGCAGCGTGAAAGAGCTCTTCGATGTCTCTCCGGTCACCTATCCGGCTTACGACGCAACCACGGTATCTGCGCGATCTATTGCTGAGGCTCGCATGGCTACAGCCTCTACCGACGCGGAGCGGGCTGCGCTGCGGAAAATGCTTGATGGCGGAAGGCCCAAGGGTAGACCGGTTTCCTATTTCCAAAAACGACTTGACCTGGCCTCTCTCTGAGGCAGTATAACCAGACGACGCTCAGCGTCTACATGCACCATGGACAAAATTCAGGAGCTCCGCGACCGCCGGAGTGCACTCAGGGAGAAAGCGCAGGAGATCCTCGCCTCTGCGAAGGATGGCATCCTGACAGGGGATGAGGAGAAGCGGTTTGACGAGCTGGAGACCGAAATTGCGGGCCTCGGCAAGACCATCGACCGCATGGAGCGCATGGCCAAGATTGAAGCTGAGGCGCAGGAGCGAAAGCTTCCGCAGACAGTCGAGACCGGCGACTCTCCAGACGAAGAAAAGCCGCAGGAGAAGCGCAAGAAGCCGGTGGACAAAGCCGGTATCCTGCCCCACATGACGTGGCAGCGGCGAACGGTGCGTTATTTCAACGCGCTTGCCACCGGTGAGGATGACCCGGAGACGGGACGATCCCTGATGAACCAGCTGCGCCGAGACGTGGCGAACATGCCTGCGGAGCAGCGCGAGTCGGAGCATCGGGAGGCTGTCGAGCGCATCGATAAGCATCCCCGGCTGACCTATGAGCAGCGCGCGCGCCTGAAGGGGCTACTGCCCGAGCGCCGCACCATTACGACCGTGTCGGGCGATACCCTGGGTGGCGATACGCTGCTTCCGGCGCCGTTTCTGGCCGAAGTCTTCATCCTGACGGAGCAGTACGGCGTAGCGCGGCAGATCTTCCGCACGATCCCGTTCTCCGGACCGGGCAATACGCTGTCGCTCAAAAACCTCGTTACCGACCCGATGGTGTACTGGGTCGGTCAGGGAGAGCTCATCCCGCCGTCCGACGCGAAGTTTACTGATGACCTCCTGGTCCTCAACAAGCTCGCTGGTGTGACGAGCTGGGTGACTGAGGCTGAGGAGGACATGATCGTCTCCCTCCTCCCGATCCTTACGCAGCGATTCGCGGAGCGCATTGCAGAGGCGGAAGACCGCGCCGGTCTCATCGGCGACGGCTCGGCCACGTACGGGGGGTATACCGGTGTACTCAATGCTCCGGGGGCGACGGTAGTGCATACCGGCGGCACGACGGGTGAGGTCACGGAGGCAGATCTTCGTACGCTCAAACAGAGCGTATCGCGCTCCCGTCGCGGCAATGCACGATGGCTGATGCACGAGTCCGTGATGGACCAGGTTCGCCAGTTGGAGAACACGGCCGGCTACCGGCTCTTCACCGAGCCTCCGACGCAGGAGGGCGCGACGATGCTGCTCGGCTATCCGGTGACGTTTGCCGAGGTCCTTCCCACGGCGACGGGCGTCAGTGGCAATGACGAGCCCGTCCTTGCCTTCGGCGACTTCTCGCGCATCCTGATGGCGATCAAGCGCGGCATGACGGCGGACGTGAGCCGGGAGGGCATCCTGCAGAATCCCGCCAACGGTGACATCATCTACAACGCCTATCAGGCTGACGGCGCGCTGCTCCGTGTGACGGAGCGGATCGGGTTCGCGTCGCCGACGGCGCTGCGTTCGACGATTGCTGTACTCCAGACCGAGGCCGGCGACGACGACGGATAATTCAAGAGGTGATCCTAATGGCGAAAGGGGAGAAGAAGCCGGCTACCGGCGAGAAGAAGCCGTGGAACGAGTACGTCGATACGACCCTTGCGCACGAGCGCGGGTCGAAAGACGGCAAGCCGCCCATGGCCGTACAGCAGATGCACGCTCTCGGGGTGGAAATCCCCGAGGGCGTGGCTCCTCGCATGGGTGCAGCCGCGGCCGCTGAGCCTGATGAGGAGGCAGAGGTCGAAACCGCACAGGCACCGCCGACGGCAGAAAAAGCCACCGGCAAGGCGGCGAATAAAAAGGCGAAGAAAAAGAAGTCTTGAGGCTGGAGGTCGTCATACCGCCCGAAAATGAGCCGGTCGAACTCGATGAGGCGCGCCGCTTCTGCCGGATCGACTCCGATCTGACGGAGGAAGATGCACTCCTCACAACGTTTATCACGGCCGCTCGCGAACAGGTCGAAGTCATGACAGGTCGCGCGCTCGCGCCGCAGACGCTGCGTATGACGCTCGACTCGGCGCCTCGTGAGCGCAGCGTCATGCTGCCTCGCGTGCCACTGATCGAGGTGGAGGATGTGACGTTCGCCGGCGAGATGGTGGAGGGATGGACTGTCACCACAACCTCGGTGCCGGCGGTTCTCTCGTATCCGCACGCATGGCCGGCGGGAGAGATGGGCATAACGTTTCGGTGTGGCTACGGCGCGGAGGAGACCGAGGCGTGCCCTGAGCGGGCGCGTCAAGCACTCCTGTTTCTTGTCAGTCACTGGTATGAGGAGCGACTGCCAGTAGTGGTCGGGCGGACGGCGACGTCAGTGCCGATGACAGTAGACAGCCTGATCAGCCCGCTCAAGACGTGGGTGTGGCGATGAGATATTCAGCATCACATCTCCGCGAGCGGGCGACGCTGAAAAAGGTCACGACAACCGTAAATGATGACTTCGAAGAGGTCACGGAGCTTCAGGCGGTCGCTCAGGTGTGGGGCGAGTATATCCCCCAGGCGGGACGTGAGGCGATGCGCGCCGAGCAGGTCACGCCGGAGCCGCGCGCCCTGTGGGTGATGCGATACCGCGACTGGGTGACCGAGCACCACGTGATCGAGATCCGTGGCCAGACCTACGTGATACACTCAGTGGTTGATGTGGGTGGCCGGCGTCGATACCTCGAACTCGTGCTCACGAAGGCACTTGAGGGGGTGGCGGCATGAGGCTCAAATATGACATCCCGCGCGAGGAGGTGAACAGGCTACTCGTACAGGTCGGGGCGCATCAGGTGATGCTGCGGCGTCAGATCATGAACCTGATCTCCGAGACGGCGGACAGGATCGTGAGAGACGCAAAACAGCTTGCCCCTGTTGACGAGGGTGATCTTGTTAGGTCGATCAAAAAGCGCCTTTATGAGCAGTCACTGAGCATAGCGGGCGACATAATCGCGACGGCGCCTCACGCCCATCTTGTTGAGCTTGGCACGGTGCGATCCGGTGCCACACCATTTATCACGCCAGCCTTCGAGGCGCATATAGGGCAGTTCACGGCTGAGCTGCGGAGGCTAATCCGATGATGCGGTTTCGGTCGGCAAAGCCTGCTCTTATCCGTGCTACTGGACAGGTCCTATCGTCCGCGATGGCTGATGCAGGAAAGAACGTCGTCTTCGTGCGCAACCCTTCTGCGAATAGACCCTTGCCCTACGGCGTGCTCGGTGACATCACCGAGACGGACAATTTCTCGAGCAAGACGGGCTTCGGGTCCGAGATGGTGCAGCTCATTCGCATTTACGCATCCTCCTGGTCGGAGGCAGACAGCCTTGCAGCGCTCGCGATTGCGGCGCTCGTAAGGCGCGACGAGGTAGCGATCGAAGACCCTTTTTACGTGGCCATGCGGCCAACCTTGCAAATGAACCAGACCATACCCGATCGCGACGAGCGCGGTGACACCTACGGTGCCGCGATTCAGATACGCTGGCGGATTGGTCAATATCAGGAGGCCTGACTATGGCAGCAGAAAAAAAGACCGGCACAGACATCCTGTTCAAAATCGGCAACCAGGTGGTTGCCGGCCAGACGGACGTGTCGTTCTCGGTCAGCGCTCAGGAGATCGAGATCTCGAGCAAGGACACCGACTACTGGGCTGAGTATTTACCCGGCCGCGCAGATGCGACAGTCTCTGGCAGTGGCATCATCATGTTCGATGAGGAGACTGACACATTCGAGACGACGCAAAAGGCCATTTTCACGGCCATTACGACGCGCCAGGTACTCGATGTAGAAATCGCGTTCACGGACGACCTGGTGTTCAGTGGACGCGGCTTTTTCACCTCGTACGGCGGCAGTGCGCCCGACAATGCCCCGACTTCGTTCGAGTGGACAGTCAGGATCACCGAAGGACTGACCCTTGAGGAGGGCGCATGAGCAAGACGAACACAAAGAAGCCCGCGACCTCGAGCGATCAGGCGGTGACGGTCACGATCGGTGGAAAGGAGCGAGAGCTGCGGTATAGCGTCGGCGCGTTCACGGTCTCTCAGGTACGGTACAAAATCCGTTTGCCGGTCTCGGCCCTCACCGACCCGACGATCGGTGACATGGTGATCATACTGTGGATCGGGCTACTGACGCACTACCCGCGACTGGATCTCGCGACCGTGACGGGATGGATTGAGGGCGAGAAGCATCCGCTCTTCAAGACGTACCAGCGAGTGGCACCAGCGTTTAGTCGTGCCCTGAGGGAGTTCGGGGTACCGGACCAGGAAGAGGAAGAAGAGGCCGAGGTGTCTCTGGAGGACATGCTCGCCCCTTTGGAATAGACCCGGTCCTACTTGATGCAGTCGAGCTGGAGAGGATGGCGGCGCGGTACCTCCCGTACCCGGTCGATGATCTGGAGCCGGGGCGGGTCAGGATGCTGGTGAGGGGTGCAGTTAAGCGGGAGGAGGATGCGTGGCACCGGGCGGCGTGGGAGACGGCTTATCTGCTTAATGTCCATCGTGACCCGAAGAAGTACCCGAACGCGATCCAACCGATAGATCTGCTGAGGCCAAAGCCAGAGATGACTCCGGCTGACATTGCCAGAAGCCGGCGCCGCCTTGTGGACCGGTTCGGGCTCGACAAGAGGAGAAACTGAGATGTCGTTTCGCGCACGGTTAGGGCTCGACCTTACGGAGTTCGAGAAGGCTCAGCGAGAGGTAGCGCGGGCGATTGCACCTGTCCAGAAGCAATTGCAGTCGGTCGGCCGGGCGATGTCAATGTATGTCACCGCGCCGCTGGCAGGTATCGGTACAGCGGCGCTGAAGGTTGGTGGCGACTTCCAGTATGCCATGAACCGCGTGTCGACGCTATCCCGTGGCACGGGCGACGAGGTCGAGGCGCTGCGCAAACAGGCACAGGAGTTAGGTCGGACGACTCAGTTCAGTGCCAGCCAGGCCGCTGATGCTATGGGGTTCCTCGCCATGGCGGGGTTCGAGGCAAACGATATTCTCGGCACAATGCCGGCGACGCTCGACCTTGCTGCCGCGTCGGGCATGGACCTCGCCCGCACGGCGGACACCATGTCCAATATCATGCAGGGCTATGGCTTAGCGACCGAGGATGCCGCCCGTGCGTCGGATGTGCTCGTTGCTGCCATGACACGGTCGAATACCAATCTTGAGCAGCTCGGCGACGCAATGAAGTATGCCGGCCCTGTCGCCAAGGGCATGGGTATCTCCTTCGAGGAAACAGCGGCAGCTCTCGGCATGATGGGTAACGCGGGTATTCAGGCGTCGATGGCCGGAACCTCGCTCCGCGGCGCCCTCACCCGGCTTGCCTCCCCAGTCGGCAGCGCGGCAGGCGTCATGCGCGATCTCGGCTTGAATGTCACGAACGCGGACGGCTCGATGAAGAGCCTGTCGGAGATCGTTGAGCAGCTTGAGCGGTCGGGCGCGTCGACCACGCAGATGATCGAGATATTTGGCCAGCGTGCGGGTCCGGCGATGGC